AGGATAATACTATGGCAAATACTACATTTGATGGACCGGTACGATCACGTGCTGGATTCCAATCAATAGGACCAGGATCAACTGTTGCGTTGACTTTAGCTACTGATTTAACAGTTAAAGACCACGCTGGCAGAATCTGTACTATGGATCCAGCTGGAACACCTACAGCGATTACTTTACCGTCAATCGTTGGTGGTACTGACTCGGCATCTGCAGGACCAGGAAGAGATCCAAACAACCCAAGCACAATTGGTACAACTTTTGAAATTCTTTTCATTGATGAATTCACTGGAACAATTTCAACTGATGGAACTGATAAGTTTGTAGGTTCTGTAATGATCGGTGTTGATGATGGCGCGAAAAAAGCTTTCGTACCTACAGCAGCAAACGATATCGTAAACTTAAACGGAGAAGCTGGAGCATCGGTTGCTACTAAAGGTGGCTTAATCGGATCTAGAATTAAGTTTACTGCAACTGCAGAAAATACTTACATGGTTGAAGGTTTACTAATTGGAAGTGGAACAATCGTTACACCTTTTAGTGGATCGTAATAAATAATTAGATGTGGGCCTTCGGGCCCGCATAAAATTTTAAGGAGAAAATATAAATGACAACATTTGGATCATCAATTGATGGAGTGGCTACTAACGTAACTACGGAAACTAAAACTGTTCAGTCTGGAAGAACTAGAGTATATGGAGTTCATGTATCTGGTCCTAACGTAGCTGGAGTTTTAGAATTTAAAGATGGTGGATCAGGTGGAACATCAAAAGTAAAATTAAACAAGGCTGCTCATGTTCATGACATGACAATTAATTTCCCTGTACCAATTTTATTTAAAACAGATGTCTACTCTGCATTTACTACCGAACAGATTACAGCTATAACTGTTTTCCATAGCGGCGGAAGCAACGCGTAGGAGGTTTAAGTGGCTTTCTCAGGCACAAGTACATTCGAGAAATTTCTCTCGATCGATGATATTATTACAGAGGCTTTTGAAAGATTAGGCCTATTCGATTACTCTGGTAATGATTTAAGATCAGCAAGACGTTCTTTAAATATAATGTTTCAAGAATGGGACAATAGAGGTTTGCATTTTTGGGAAGTGGATAGAACGGCTATTACATTAGCATCTGGTCAAAATGAATATACATTATTTAGATCTCCGGCTGACGGAAACGCAAACGGAATAACTACAACTTTAACATCTGGTATTTTAGCTACGGCTACAACTATTCCTGTTGCATCAACTAAGAATATGAATCCTACAGGAAAAATTAGAATTAACTCTGAAGTTATATCCTACACATCTATTTCCGGTAATAATATTATTTGCCCTGCTTCTGGACGTGGAGCAGATGATACAACAGCAGCAGCTCACAGTTCTGGTGATGCAGTTACAAATTTTGTTGATATGGTTTCAGATATTCTTGAAGCAAGTTTCAGAAATACAAGTGATGTAGACACACCACTTTCAAAAATTAACAGATCACAATATCAAGCTTTTTCGAACAAAGTTTCTACAGGTCAACCATCACAATATTTTGTACAAAGATTTATAGACAAAGTCACAATCACTTTATACTTAACACCTGGCAATACTCAGGCAGGTAATTTTATTTATTTTTATTATGTTAAAAGAATTCAAGATGCTGGAGATTATACTAACGAAGCAGATGTAGTTAATAGATTTGTACCATGTATGTGTGCAGGTTTAGCTTATTACATAGCTATGAAAAAAGCTCCACAAAGAATACAAGAAATGAAATTAATTTACGAAGATGAATTACAAAGAGCATTGCAAGAAGATGGATCACCTGCAAGCGTTTACATTTCACCTAAAACTTATTATCCGGAGATATAATGGCTAAATACGCAAAAGGAAAATACGCACTAGCAATTTCAGATAGGAGTGGTCAGGCATTTCCTTGGAGACAGATGGTAACAGAATGGAATGGTGCATTTGTACATACATCAGAGTATGAACGTAAACAACCACAGTTAGAACCAAAACCATTTGTAGCGGACCCACAAGGTTTAGAACAAGCAAGACCTCAAAATTTTCCATCTAATCAAATTGGTGGCGGTAACATGGTGGCTAGTTTAGTTTTACCTGGTGACTTTGCATTTCAAACTGTTAGTAATGGTAGTATGGTTCCTGATAATCCAGGAGTGATTAATGGTAAAAGACAAGCAGTAACAAGATTAGGGAGTGTAACAATTAGTATATCATGACGTACGCTGAATTAGTTCAAAAGATTAGAGAGTATACAGAAGTGTCAAGCACAGTTTTAACTGATGCTATTGTAAACGATTTTATAGATGACGCTGAATTTAGAATTTTAAGAGATGTAGATTCTGACAATAACAGAAGATATGCAACAGCTGCTTTAGCAAGTGGAACTAGATTTATTCAAACTCCAGATAATACTTTAGTAATTAGATCTGCTCAGATTGTAGATTCTGATGGAGTAGGTCAAGCTAATAATAGAGACTTCTTACAATGGAGAGATACTAGCTTTATGTCTGAGTTCAACCCTAAAGGAGATACTGGGATTCCAAAATACTATAGCTGGTGGGACAAAAACCACATTGTATTTGCTCCTACGCCAAATGCTAATTTTACAATTCAGTTAAATTATATCTTGAAAGATGCTGGATTATCGGCTACAAATACTACTACATACATAAGTTTAAATTTTCCCAACGGACTATTGTATGCATGCCTAGTCGAAGCTTATGGCTTCCTAAAAGGCCCACAAGACCTCTTGCAATTATATGAACAAAAGTATAAACAAGTGGTTGAAGGATTTGCAATTGAGCAAATGGGAAGAAGAAGACGAGATGAATATCAATCAGGTGTTCCTCGAGTCGGAAAATAAAAGTTAAGGAGAAAAAACTATGGCAATAACACAAGCAATTTGTAATTCATTTAAGAAACAGCTTTTAGAAGCTGACATGAATTTCAAACAAACTGGTGGTGACAAGTTTAAGTTAGCTCTTTACTCTTCAACAGCAACTCTAACATCTACAACAACTGCCTTTACAGCAACAGGTCAAGTTGGAAACAGTGGTCAATACACTTCAGGTGGTGGACTACTTGTTAACAATGGAACTTCTATCACTGCAGGTGTTGCTAGAGTAGACTTCGCAGACAGATCGTTTACTGGAGTGACGTTAACAGCTAGAGGTGCTTTAATTTATAACACATCGTCTGATACAACTAATGCATCAGTATGTGTTCTAGATTTTGGAGCAGATAAAACAGCAACTTCTGGTACGTTCACTATTCAGTTTCCAGCGCCAACATCAACAGCAGCGATTTTAAGAATCTCTGGTTAACATAGGAGGTAACCTCCTATGGCAAATAAAACTTACACGGTCACCGTCGCAAGCGGAAGCTTGTATGGAGGCGGCACAGGTAATGTTTTTTATTTAGACGGAGTAAGAAACGCAACAGGCCCCGGCACAATTGAATGGGTGTCTGGTTCAACTTTGCGTTTTGAACAAAGTGAAGGAACCAACGATAATCATCCCTTAATTTTTTCGACGAATACTAGCACGTCTGGTATAATCTCTGCGAACGTAACTTATTATCTTGACGGATCTAGCAATCAGGCAAACTATACTAACACTACTACGTTTAACGCAGCTACAACTCGTTACGTAGAAATAACTCCGTCAAGTCAAACAGATTTTTATTACCTTTGCTATGTTCATGGTATTGGTATGGGTGGTATATTTGATATCACACAAAACACCTGGGGCGCACTGCCTTGGAGCAATAACAGTTGGCAATCATTAACAAGCGTAATGAAACCTTCTGGATTTTCTTTACCTATGATTTTAGGTGATGAAGCATCTACACCAAGCACAGGATGGGGATCAGCTTCATGGGGAGATAACTCATGGGGATCTCACATAAATAATATTGGTGTTACAGGTCAATTATTAACTACAGTTTTAGGAGACGAAGTATCTTTCCCTGGTCAAGGTTGGGGTGGAAACACTTGGAGCATTGGTGAATGGGGATCAGTTAATACCGGAAATCAATTAGTAACTGGATTTGGTTTATCAGCAAATTTAGGAACTGTAGATCAAACATCAAGCACAGGTTGGGGAAGAAATACTTGGGGTTCTAAAGTATGGAATGGTTTTGGAGATGTAATTATTAGCGGACTTGCTATGTCTGCAACTGTAGGTGATGAATTAATTGATACTGAAACAAATAGAGGTTGGGGAAGAAAAGGTTGGAACGTAGACGCTTGGGGCATTGGTGGTCAAGCTCTTGCAAATAACTTTTCTCTACCAATGACATTGGCAGATGTCTCGATAGATAATCAAATTAATACAGGTTGGGGCTCAGACGGATGGGGTGTTGAAGGTTGGGGTGAATCTATTTTAACAGTCACACCTACTGGTATTACAATGACTGCATTTGAAGGAAGTGCAGGATTAGCATTTGATGGAGATGCAAATGTAACTCCACCAGGTAACGTAGCTACAGTTTCTGCTCCAGCTACAGTTGAAGCTTTTGCAGCGTTTGTAGCAGAACCAACTGGCTTCCCACTAACAATGAATGTAACTTTTGACCCTGAAGTCATTAGTCCTACAGGTTTTGGTTTAAGCGCTGCTTTAGGAACGGCTATAGGAGATAATATTACATTTGCAGAAGTAAATGCATTTAGTCCAGGTTATTGGGGTTACAGGTCAACTTGGGGCTTTAGTGCATGGGGTAATGGACAAACAAATACTCTTGTAATGAGTATGTTAGAAAATTTCTCTGGTGCAGATCCAGCTCCAGATGCAGAGGCTACTGGTCAAGTTATGGCTATAGCTTTAGCTGCCGGTGATACCTTTGATATTCAAGGAGATGCAAATATAGCTCCATTAGCAGCTATGGGCTGGAGTGATGGTACATGGGGCGAGTCTAGATGGGGTGATGGTTTATATAGACCAGATACTGACGATATTTTCACTATAACAGCAGCTCTTGGAACAGCTGTTTTAGATGCCGTTACAACCCCTACAATTACGGGTCTAGGAGTACAACAAGTTAGGGTAGGAACTGTTACAGTTTCTGGAGAAGGTAATGTAATTCCTACTGGAAATAACTTGACAATAGGACAAGGTACAGGTACAAATGTACTGATTTGGAATGCAGTCGATACAGGTTCAGCGCCAACGACACCTCCAGGATGGCAGGAAGTTCCTACAAATGC